CTGTTGAGCTGTATGTCGGTGCTACTGCACCTTCTGCATTCTGATTTTTATGCGTTTTACGGGAGCCTCTTCGGGGGCTCCTTTTTTTTAATTCTTTACTGAGAATGATACTCAATGGCTTTTCCTACCACTAATGCAACGCAGGAGCTACCTGCTGTAAATCAAATTCTGCAATCATGTGGGCAAGCGCCTGTTACTACCCTAGATCAAACCAACCCGGACGTTGCGATTGCTTACCAGACTTTGCTTGAAGTCTCAAGGGAAGTACAGGCTGAGGGTTGGTCATTCAACAAGGAGTATAACTATGAATTGACTCCTGACACTAATAACCAAATTCTTATTCCTAGTAATATGTTGCAGATTGACTTGAGTCAAAATGCCGCTAACATGGATAAAGATGTTATCAAACGTAGTGGTAAGCTGTATGACAAAGCTAACCACACCTATACGTTTACTGACAAAGTAGAGTGTGATATTACCTGGCTATTCGACTGGGTTGATATCCCCACACCTATTGCTGATTTTATCACCGCCAGAGCAGCCTCTGTTGTGTCTAGCCGTATTGTCGGAGACGGTACACAGTACCAAATTCTTCAACAGAAAGAAGCGTTTACAAGGGCAATGGCGTTGGAGTATGAGTGTAATCAAGGTGACTATACTTACTTTGGTCACTCTGGTAAAACTAATACCTACACTGGCTACAAACCGTACACTGCACTTTACCGATAAATGGCTTCAGTTACTCAACGGATCAACAGCTACCTTGGTGGCGTCTCTAAACAATCAGATGATAAAATGTTGCCAGGTCAAGTCCGTGAGTGCTACAACGGATTTCCTGATGCTACATATGGTTTGACTAAACGACCAGGGTTTGAACACATTGTCAACCTTGGTACTGGTACTACGTATGATGATGGGAAATGGTTCTACATCAAACGTGATGATGATGAAGAATATGTGGGTGTTATCAAAGGCACCACTATTGACATCTGGAACGCAGTAACAGGTAACGCCTGTACTGTTACCTATTCTGATGGCACAGGTTATCTGACTGGTAATAAAGACAACTATAAAATTATTACCGTTCAAGACACCTCTATTATTATTAATAGTGCTGTCACTGTCGGTGTGCAAGCAACTCCTTCGTGGTATCCTCATCGTGTAGCGTCAGTAGAAATCCAGTACGTTACTGCTTCTACTACGTACACGATTGATATTACAATTAATGGTGTAACTAAAACTGCTACTTATACTACTCCTAGTTCTGCTGACGCTAATACTATTCTTATTGATTTAGAGAATGATATTAACGTCATGACTGGTGACCACGCTCAGCTGACTGTTACCAGACTTGCTAACTCTTTGGAGATTGTTAGCACCATTGACATGGACATCCATGCCGAAGGTGGTTTGGATAATAAAGCACTGACAGCTGTTGAGGATGAAGTCGCTACCGTAGCTGGACTTCCTGTTAAATCAGTTCAAGATCGTCTGATTAAAATTATTAATTCAGATGTAGCAGCAGATGACTACTGGGCTAAATTTGTAGCACACGATGGTGTATCTGGTGAAGGTTACTGGGAAGAGACACGTGCACCCAATGTGTCGCCTGGTCTTGATGATACTACCATGCCTCATGAGCTTATCAACACTGCAGTAGATACTTTTATCTTTAAACAGATCAGCTATGAAAATAGGTTGGTTGGTGATGATGAAACTAACTCAGATCCTACTTTTGTAGGGAAAGCAATTACTGCTGGATTCTTCCACAATAACCGCCTGGGCTTCTTGTCTAAGGACAATGTGATCATGAGTCAGTCTGGTGACTTTTATAACTTCTATTTTAAGTCAGCCCAGACAACCCTTGAATCTGATCCTATTGATATTAGCTGTTCTTCTATTAAACCTACAGCTCTTCACGCTGCATTGCCTACTGCTCAAGGTGTGATTCTGTTCTCTGAAAATCAACAGTTTGTGTTGTTTGCTGATGCTGGTGTTCTTACACCGTCCCTGGCAACCATCCGTGCTTTGTCTAATTATGAGATGGACCGGAAAATCGAGCCTGTTGATGCTGGAACTAACATTAACTTTATCACTAAAACACCTGGCTACTCTCGTGTCTTTAGTATGATTACACGGGGTCAACAAGAGAACCCACAGATTCTTGACCTATCTAGGGTTGTTAAAGAATGGATTTCACCTAATGTTGATCAACTGATCTCCAGTCCTCAGAACTCCATGATTGCCATGACTGGTCAGGGGTTAAATGAAGTGTTTCTTTTCCGTTATTACAACGACGGTAAAGAGAACCTGATGGAAGCTTGGGTTAGCTGGTTAATGCCAGGTACCGTGCAGTTTATCGTAACTAACTCCGATGACATGTATGCTGTTACCAAACAAGGTAATCAGTTTGTGTTGTCTAAAGCTGCTCTTAGCCAAAGTCCTGAACAAGCTATTATCGTTAATAACCAAGGTCAAAAGGTGAATCCCTGTGTTGACCTGTATGCACCTGCTTCTAGCGTTGTGTATGATTCGGTTAATAAACTATCTAAGTGCTACCTTCCTTATAATGATGTGTCTTCGTTGACACCTATTATTGTTATTAAAGGAAATACCAGTTCTGGTTCGTTTGTTGAGTCCGGCTTTACCATTACACCTGAGCGTGATTCTGATGGTACTGGTCCTTACTTCATCGTACCGTTTAAAGATCTTACCAGCGTCGCTAGCGATGTCATTGTAGGCTTCAAATACAACTTTGATGTTGAACTACCTAGGACTTACTTCAGACCTGACCCACGGGTTACAGACTTTACTGCTAATCTTACGATTGCACGTATGAAGTTTGCAGTTGGTTTGTCTGGTATGATGAGCTTTAAACTGGAACAACAGGGTAGACTGCCTTATGAAGTTAAGTTTACTGGTGATGGTTCTACAACTACCTACACCTTTAATAAACGTGATCTTGATTATGTCAATAGGTCTGACGTTCTAGTGACGGTTAACGGCGTTAATGAAACTGCTTTTAGTTTTACTAACGACACCACGATTGTCTTTAGTTCAGCACCTGCTGCTGATGCAGAAATTAAGTTCTACATTAAAGATTGGTTTACTGTTCAACCTGTTATCGAAGCCAATACCTATTTGGCTAATGATGTCCCCCTAGACAACGAAACAGTATTTACTATTCCTATCCATCAACGTACAGAAAATTTTAGATTGAAAATGTTTAACAATTCACCATTTCCTGTTGCAGTTAATGCAATGATGTGGGAAGGTAATTACACACCACGTTTCTATAGGAGGGTCTGAGTATGGTCTGGGGAGCAATCGCCGGAGCGGTGCTTGGGGGTATTGGTAGTGCTTTTAGTACTAGTTCACAGAACGCCCAAGCTCGAGAAGCCACTGACCGGCAAAACAAATATAACAGACAGGTTTACGACTTTCAAGTAGAAGAGCAGGAGCGTCAATATGAGTACGCTGTTGAAGGACTTGAAATTACTAAACGTAATAACGAAGCTAATCTTCAATTTCAAGAAGCTGAACGTAACCAACAGTATGATTATGGGATGGGCATACGTGCCTATGAACATGCTCAGAACATGCGGGTTTGGGATGCTCAAATTTCACAAGCAACTCAACAATTAAGTTTTGATAAAATTGCTTCACAAGCTGCACTTGTAGATCAAGACAGGTTACTGCATGAGCAAATGCTTTCTATTTCTTTTGATGAAACAGAAACACTACTTAATTACGGAGCAGCGGCAGCTGGTGTTGGTTTAAAAAAACGTCAAGCACGAGGAGCCGCAGCTACACAAGCACAAGCTACACGTATTGCGGCTCTTAAAGCATCTGGTGTTGGACAGGCTCGTGGCGCTGCTGGACGTTCTGCTGCACGTAACATTCAAGGGATTGTTGCTGAAGCAGGAGCACGTCAAGCAGCTATCATTGACGAGCTGATGTACAACACAGAAGCAACAGATCAACAACTTTACAACATGAATCAACAGCTTATCCTTGATAAAGCTGGTTTTGAGATGAGTAGAGAAAGTGCTCAAATGAGTGATAAGGTAGCACGTACTAAGATTCAACAACAAGTTCTTCAATCGGCTATGAATGCTGCTGGTCGTATTGGACTTAAACCTGAAATCTCTCCTCCGTTGCCTGTTCCTTTGGCTCTACCACGTCCAGAGTATCAAGACGTGTTTAAACATGGAGTACCTCCTGCTCCGATGGCACAAGTAGCAATGCAACAAAACATGTTCTCTAGTGTTCTTGGTGGTGCTGTTGGTGGCGCTCAGATGGGTGCCTCAATTGAGAGCAGTTTTGGTAGCGGTGGCTGGAAAGGTAAAGATCAAAGTTCTACAGGAAAACGTACTTCTATAGGACAGGCTACCGGTATTACAGGTCAAAGCAGTTATGGTACACAACTTGCGCCAAACCTAATTTCTGCTGGCGGACCTTTGAGTGGTTAAACATTTCTAAAGTAAACCTATGTCTAAATTTAAAAGTTTTGCTTCACAGGGGAGCTTTAGGGATTACCAACTCCAAGCCCCTGATGAAGCCTCTAAAATCAAAGAAGAAACTGCTCGTGTAATTCGTGGTAAAGAAAAGGCTGAGCAGTTCCGTCAAGGAAACGCTGCTCTTTATTTACAAGCACAGAAGCTAGCGCAGCAGCAAGAAGAGATGAGTCGGGAGACTAACTTCCGACTTGAATCTGAAAGCCGCCGTTTTTACAAAGAAGCGCTTGATCGTGATTTCAACATCCAAACACAAAACGATCGGGTTCGTGCCGCTCAGCAGCAGCAGACTTTTAAGGACTTAAGCGCCTTATCTCAAACTGCTGCTAAAATGTTTGTTGATTTCAACACCAAAATTACTGAGAATCAAACAAACGCTAACACTGTCAATACTATTATAGCCGGTACTACCTTTGAGGAGAACCTGGCTATTCAAGGTATGGTTGACAATCTTACCGAAGCTGAATTTGCTCAGCAAAATTTCATCCAACAAATGGTGAAAGAAGGTAAGGATGTTAAAGCTTTGTGGACGTTGTATAACAATCGCAACACACGAGGTTTTATCGAAAATGCGGGTGTTATTCAAAACACCTCTTATTCGCTGGCACCGTACCTTTCAGAGGTTCTCAAGAACTTAGATACCGAGCTAACTCCAGAACAGAAACGCCTTCAAGTAGAAACGGCTTACCGTGAATGGATTGCTAACAGCTTTAAAGATGCTAATGGTAAGCAACTAAACCCTAAACTTGTTGCTAATATTGGTGCGCCTATCTTTGGTCAAGCTTACAACCAACTTATGGGTGAGTTTGATAAAGAAGAAGCAAAGGCTAATCAACAAAAATTGGTACAGGACCGTTCTGCTGGTTATGATGTAGCCTTGGCTAATGGTGGTATAGGCGCAGTTTTAGATAAAGCCAAAGGCAGAGAACAGCTTGGATACGTAACTGATTGGGCTCTTACTAGATTAAAAGCTGGTACTATGTCTTGGCAGGATGCTGAGGCATTTCTTACTCATCCAATTATCGACGAAAACGGTAAACAGACTAATTGGGAAACTAAGCATCCTAGCGATTCTAATATTGGACGTTTGAGGGAAGGTATTAAAGACGCAAGACGTGGTTTGATTCAACAAACAAATCTTGAAAAAACTGAACTTAGGCAACAGCTTGATACTAATCTCATTAACTATTACAATGAAGTTGGTGCTGATGGTAGTATTTCTAGAGAAGATAGGTTAGGTGCTGAACGGATTATTAATGAAGCAGGATTACCTGATTACGAAAGTCCTATTTTTAATAAATTTTTTGTTGAACAAGAAGATAGTGTTCGCTATGATGACGCAGCTAAAACGATTCTTGACAAAGAAGCAGCTGCAGGTAATCTAAAGGTTGAACGTATCCAAGCAATGAAAGGTATCAGTGCTCAACTTAAACAACAATACCTTAATCTTGCTGTTCAACAACAAAGGCAACGCGAAACCCCTGCTTACAAAACAGACGTTGCTGCTATTAAAGCAGCTGTGTCTCAAGACCCCAGGGTCAAGGCAGCTCCAGTTACTGGTAAAGAGAACTACTCCGTTCTTTTGATGCAAGACCGTTTTGTACGTCAATACAAAGAGACGTTGCAACGGACTGGAAGTAATGACGAAGCACGTTCTGTTACGCTTGCTGCTATTCAGACTTTACTTGCTAATCCTAAGTCGATTACTAAGGAAGGTCTTTATGCTGATGTTGTTCAACAAGAGGCTCAATTTGCTACCAAAGGTAAAGGTACTCTAGAAAATTATAAAGAGTTTGTCAACGTACTTTCTGATCCCGATGTTAGAAACAACCCTACAAAACTTGCTAATACTCTCGGAGCTGCTACTGTTTACAGCGCCTATGATGATATGCAAGCCGGTAAACCCACCTCTGCCATCATTAAAAATGGTGCAGCATTGATGGGTATGGCACCCATTGACTTTGTTAATTACCTTGCTAGTGGTGCCAATGATCCTAATATGAAACCGATTACGCTTGATACTCAAGTCGAAGAGATTCGTCAGAATATGAAACCTATTACCCGTAGGTTGTACAATGTCAATCGTACTAACGAACGGGTTGAACGGGCTAATCATATCAACAACGGTACTGTGTCTAGTGCTTCTACACGTGGTGCTTTCAATGTCGTACAATATGTAGCAAACGATCCACGTTTTAAAGATCGTACTTTTGGTCCTATTGTTTACGATGAACATGGTCATGGTGGTGCAAACATGCATGTCCATTATGAATTTGCAACCAAAGAAGAAGCCCTAGCTGCTAAGGCGTTGTATGAATCTAAGGGATTTAGAATTAGTTCTTTTATGCGTCCTCAAGATACAGGTAGTGCACACTCTAAAGGTTTTGCTATTGATGTAGCACCTCCTACAACACTGCCTTACAATGAGCAGGCTGAGCTTGAATGGATTAGAAGTGCAAATGCAGTTATTGGTTACGATCCTACACAAGTAAATTGAAATGAACGATTATGAAGACGAACTTCTAGGTGGTACGC